GTGATTCCATTATCACCAGCCGATCCCTTGGTGATACGTAGTGCAGATTAATTCCCAGAAAACCACCCTTGTTAATGTCTACTACAAATATTAAAGGGAACTCGTCATAGTATGGCAAAATCTTTGCATGTTTAGGACTGTAATAATAGCAGTACATTTTTCCAACTGTGATAGCAGAAGAAAATCTTTCCTTGTCTAACATCAGGGTTGTTCTAGTTATGCCAGATTGTCTTACTTTTGATCTAAACCACTCTCTAGCTTTGTGTGTGTTTGCTTTTATTCCAGACGATGACAGCCGTTGTAGTAATTGTTTAAAATTGGTTTTACTCATAATATATGTTCTTCTGTTAGTATTTTAAATTCCCAGTTTCTTGTTTGACAATATTTTTGTGCGTATTGCCACTTTGAAGAGTTCACTGCCCATTTACTCATTTCTGTTAAAAATGTGGTTCGTCGTTTCCTTTTTCCCTGTAAAGGTTTAATTGTTTCTTTGTGTGGTTTTATTTCTATCATAATTATTTTGAATTGGTTGGTGTTATCTTTAATTTTAATTAAAAAGTCTGGGTAATATTTATGATATTTGTTATCTATTGGTGATACATAGGGAACATATAATTCTTCAGAAGACCAAGACACTATATTGTTATTAGAGTCACAATATTTCATGAATCGTTTTTCCCACGATGACCTGTATATGATATTATTTTTATTTCCTATATATTTATTAATATTTTTTAATTTGTATTTGCCTTTATAAAATCTCATTATATTTAATTACTAAATATATATATTTATAAGAATTAAATTTATTAGGAGTGGGTTTAATGGTTTGGTCGGATTTTAGTGTTAGTTGGGTGGATGTTGAAAAAGCATTTCCTGGGTATGGCGATGATGATGATACCGATGAGAAAGGTATTGAAGGTAATGATTCGGAGGAATTGGCTCGGTTGTTAAATAATTTATCCATGAATGGATTAGAATCAATAGAGTCAGATGATATTGCAGCTGTCGGATTAACACCGGATCAGTTTGAAAAGTTTGCTGATCAGATTGGTGCTTCAAAGGTGTATAAGGATTCTTTACCTATTCCTGCAGCCGCGGTAGATGATGGTGAAAAGATATCAAAGTCTAAAGAACCAGAAAGCAAACCAGAAAGCAAACCAGCGGCAGACTCCGGTAAATCAATACCTACTAAACCACCCGAACCACCCGGACCAACAGAAAAGGAAAAGGCCTTAAAAGAAGCTAAGGATGCATTAGTCGTTCAGCATGATGGATATATGTCATACCTAGATGGTAAGGATTTAACTGCCGCGATGGCAAAACCAATAAAACCAGATAAAGGCGCTGAGACTAGCATAGAATACCCCGAAGGTATTTATTCTTCTGGGAAACCATGTATAGTGTTTTATCCTGGTTGGGGTGGTTACGGCGGCGGAGAAGGAGACGCTACGAAAGCAATGAAAAAGTCGATTGGTAATTTTCTCAATGCTAATTCAATAGCTGCCCAAGCGGCACTAAAGGGCACTGTGGGTGACACTATTGCAAAGGCTGCAGCTGATGGTGCTAAACTTATGGCTGAGGGGGCTGCAGCTGCATTGAAGCTTGTCGATACGCCCGCATCGACGCGTACAATGATGGGGGCAGTTGTTGCATTGTATATGCCAGAAGGAATAGAGTTTTCTCATAGTGCTGATTGGGCATCTGAAGATGGTGGTGTTATTCGGCAGGGTATGCGTGGTGGGGCGGATGTGTCGGATGCGAAAGACCGCGCTAAACAAGGCATAGCGGAGTTGATGCAGACAGGTGTTGGAAAAGATTGGATGGCTAGAAAGGGTAAGGCTAAAAAGAATTTGAGGTCTGTTATGTTTAATGGAGTTGGATTTAGAAGATTTAGTATGGCATGGACATTTGTACCAAAAAGTACAAGCGAAGCGAATAGTGTGGCAGTGATTATTTCATCCTTTAATGAAGTAATGCATCCAGAGACTGATAAAGTCTCGACAACATATTGGGTATTGCCTGGATTTTACGATATCGAAACACGGGGTGTGACTGATGTTGGTAAGTTTATGAGCAGTGTTTTAACAGATATTAAAGTTACTTATGGTAATGATGGGCGAATGAATGTTTTACCAGATGGGAGTCCATCTGCTATTACTTTAAGTTTGACGTTTACTGAATTAAAACAAAGGTCTGCTAGCAACTTCTAATAATGAATAATGAGAGGACATTTAAATGTTTAATTTAATTCCAACTTTAAAAAAACCACAATTGGTGGCAGGCACAGAGAATATATATGAAATGTCTGAATCTATGTATATTAATTATGATAATATACCAAGAAAAGTTAAGAATATATTTATTTCAGTTAAGATACCTGATGAATATATTAATAATCCCTATACATGGGAGTCGTGGTATGTTCGTGACGAGGACACTCCTGAATTGATGTCAGAAAAATATTATGGAGATGCATCATATTATTGGGTAATATTATTATTTAATAATATGGTTAATAAATATGATGATTGGCCATTAACTGAAAAGTCATTTGAAAAACGGATTCTACGAGAATATGGTAATATAAGATATTCTATGATATTACCACATTGTTATGTTAAAGTGGCAACAAGAGTTGTTACCAGTGATGATGAAGATGTTATTATTCAGGATGAGGAATATAAGGTGTCTAAAGATACATATGAGTTATTAGATGACAGTAAAAAACCATCTTATAGAATGATAAGTAAGTATGAATATGAATTTGGATTAAATGACGAATCACGCAATATAAAGGTACTTAAATCTGAATATATGGCTGAGTTTATAAATGAATTTAAAAGAATTGCAAATTTATGATTAATACTATTAATACTTTGGGGAATTCTACTATTCCTGTTAAATTAGCAGATTTTGAATTGGCCACTTTAGATATAATAGGACATAACGGTGATGTAATTGATCTTACTGAGATATATACTAAGATTATAGTTATGGAGGATATGTTTACTCAAAGTGTCAATGTTGATTTGTTTATTTCTGATACTTCTGATATGATATCGACTCTTCCTATTATTGGTCAAGAGAGGGTTGAGCTTAAATTTAAAAGTCCAGCTGCCAGTAGGTATATTTATTTACAGTTGTGGGTATATAGGGTATCGAATTTAAAGGTTGAACGTGGGGAGTTGGAATATAGATTAAATTTAGTTACAATGGATCTTGTTTCAAATTTCGAGCATAAGATATCTAGATATTTCAGTAATAATTCTGCGGCTATAGCATTACAGATATTTGAAGAATTTGGTTCATCTAAATCATTAAGTATAAGTAGGAGTGAAGATGTTCAAGAATTAGTTGTTCCTAATATTAGTCCATTTGCTGCAATACGGTGGTTGGCTAAATTGGCATATAAGAGTGGAACTTCTGCATATTTCTTTTTTGAAAATACTAAAGAATATATATTTAAGCCGATAGAAGAGTTATTTTTTAATGTTAAGAAAGCTGAATATAAGATTGGTCCGTCCGATGTGTCTGATATTATTGCATCATTACCAATGATACAAGAATGGAAAACGATATCAAATTTTGATGTGTTGGCTAATATTTCAAAGGGTATGTATAAAACCACTAATCTTAGTTGTGATATATTATCTAGGCAAGTTAATAAGACCACTCATTCTTATTGGAAGGATTCTGAACGATATATTGAGAGTCGTATTAATGATATTGATGGTGCAGACAAACCATTAATGGATATATCTAAGTCATCAAAACTTTCTAATTTACAACATAACCCCGAAATTATGGTATATACTTCTTCTAATAAATATAGGAGTTATAATACTGATGAGAACATATTATCTAGATATTATGGATTGCAGTTATTTGAAAATTTAAAAATAGAGTTGAAAGTGTATGGTAATAGTTCTATATCAGCTGGTGATATTATAGGGATTGAACTTCCTGTTTTTGTAGAATCCAGTTCAATTAAAGATGTGAATGCAAGTCCGACATATTACGGAAAATGGTTAGTAGTTTCTAATAGACATACTATAACAGTTGATGGGTATTATATGGTTATACAAGCTGTTAAGGATCGTACTGCTATAATATTACCGAAATCATAGGAGATGTGGGTTGGAATATTTAGGTAAAGATAAATTTATTTGGTTTTATGGTGTCGTAGAAGACATCAATGATCCATTAAAAGTTGGTAGGTGTAGGGTGCGTATAATAGCATCACACACCCCAGATATTGCAGTATTGCCGACAGATGCGTTGCCATGGGCATCACCTATTATGTCATTTACTTCTGCATCCATTGGTGGTGTGGGTATTTCTCCTACAGGGATATTAGTTGGTTCTTGGGTTGTTGGATTTTTTGTAGATAGTACTCATCAGCAGCAACCAATATTATTAGGTACAATTCCAGGAATTCCTGTTCCACCTGATGCGAACACCGTTGGATTTAAGGATGTAAGTGGTAAATATCCAGCGATTGAAGAGACAGAAACACATTCTAGTCTTATTGGGGAGTCTGATGTTAATAGATTGGGTAGGGGAGATTTGACAGAAAATACTATTGTCAAGAAGAAAATTGACTCAGTAATTTCCAATGAACTATTCAGCGAACCAGTTACTAAATATAATACAAGGTATCCGTATAATAAAGTGGTTAGTACTGAGTCTGGTCATCATCAAGAGTTGGATGATACACCTGGTGCAGAACGGATACATACTTATCATAGAAGTGGATCATTTGAAGAATATCATCCGAATGGAGATAGGGTTACTAAAATAATCGGAGACGATTATGAAATTATTAAAGGGAATAAGAACATGCATATAGATGGTAATATCAATATAGTAGTTTCTGGTGATTGTAATATTAAAGTTAATGGTGTATGGGATTCTACAGCTAATGGTAAATATATAACTTCTAGTAATGAGAGTATGGTGTTACATGCTCCTAAAATACATTTAAATTAAAAATATGTCATATCATAACACAACAGATGGGAAGTCTTCATTTTGGAAAGATGTTGATTTAACTTTCTCAAAAAACACAGAACATAATGGATTAAATACTATAGGGGATATTACTATATTAGAAGGTACTGGTGCCATGACACAATCCTTATCTAATATAATTTTAACAATAGCAGCTGAACGTGTATTTGATTCTTCCTTTGGATCTAATGTTTCTGATTTGATGTTTGGGAGTATGGCGGATCAATTAAGAATTGAATTGATAATTAAAGGTATGATTAAACAATTAGGTTTAAAAGAGACTCGCATAGAGGTACAAGAAATGTCATTATCAGAATCCGATTCGGTAGATGGTGGGATGGAAGTTAATATACAATATAGAACATTATCCTCAAGTAGTGATAATGTATTTTCTACTACAATTTCATTATATAGAGTAAGATAGATATGGAAAAGAATATAAAAGTTGCAGAACTAGATTTTAAAGAAATAAAATCTAGTATAATCGGTTATATGAAAAATCATCCAACTAATAAAACATTTAATAGTTATGATTTTGAGGGTTCTGGTTTAAATTCATTAATAGATATTTTAGCATATAATACACATCATCAAGCATATTATTTAAATATGATAGCATCTGAAATGTTTTTGGATACTGCACAGATACGGGAAAATATTATATCTAAGTGTAAATTGCTTGGATACACACCAAAATCTAATATATGTTCTAAAGTTTCTATTAATCTTATTGCAGTTGTTGAAATAAGAGCAGATGCGGAAGCATTACCTACAAGGTTTTTACCTATTACAAGAAGTGCTAAGTTTAGATTGAGTCGAAAATCTGGTCCACCATGGAACTTTTATCCTAAAGAAGAGGGATATGCTGTTAGGACACATTCTAATATTATAGGTGGTATTGAGGGTAGGAGATATGATGTATTTCAGATAGATGATTTTGTATTATTACAGGGCAATTTAGTTGAAGAATATTTTGTTGTCAATAATGATGATATTAATCAAAAATTTTTATTAAGTAATCCTTCTATTGATATAAAGACACTTAGAGTATTTATTACATATACATCAGAAGAAAGTGATAATATATCGGAATATATGTTGGAACATGATAATATGAAGTTGACATCTGAAAGTTTAGTATTTTTCTTACAGGAGTCAAGTAATGAACAATATCAAATTTATTTTGGTGACGGTGTATTGGGTAGAAGATTAGATACTAATGATATAATAAAAGTAACATATATGGAATGTGTTGGTTCTGCGGCTAATGGTGTTGGCCAAGGTATAACATTTGATTCTGATTTAGAGAATGATGCATATAGTGTAATTGATGTTGGGTTTTTGGGTATTTCTGAACCATCGATTGTGTTAAATGGTAAATCATTTGGTGGTGGAGATAAAGAAACATTAGAGCAAATAAGACACGCAGCACCAAGATCATTTTCTACACAAAAAAGAGCTGTTACATTAGATGATTATAGAACTATTATTAATGAAGTATATCCATTAGTTGAATCTTTAAATGTGTGGGGTGGGGAAGATAATGAACCGCCTAGATACGGAAGTATATTTATATCAATACGTCCTAAGTATGGTGATTATATATCAGAGGTTGAACGAGATAATATAGAATATGATTTAAAGACTAATTATTCTATGCTTGGCATTTCGCCTGTTATTGTCAATCCAAAATATATTAAATTGGGTATTAAAACTCTGGTTAAATATAATTCAGATCAAACGACAGCCACATCTGATGATATTAAGAATAAAGTTTATGATGAAATTACTAGATTCTCTAAAGAAGATTTAAATAGTTTTGGTGACTATTTTAGGTATTCTAAATTTCTTACTTTAATAGACAATACACATTCTTCCATTGAAAATAATCTGACAGATATTGTACTTATGGTGAATGAAGATGTACCATCACATGGGAAACCACATACATATTTGTTTAATTTTTCTAATATGATAAAGAAAGGAACTGTTCGTTCTACTGAGTTTAAAATTAAAGGTTCTGACTATTTATGGCATTTTGTTGATGATAAACATGGTCGGTTGATATTCCATCGAAAAGATGAGGTATCTGGTGAATTTATAGCTAATACATATTTGAAAGGTATATGTGATTATAAAACTGGTTTAGTAAGAGTGGATGATATCGTCATATTAGAAGATGAATATTATACAGATGTATTGGTAACCTGTTCTTTAATATCTAAAGATATATATCCAAGGGGGAATCAAATATTATATATAGATCAAAGTAATATTCAGGTGGATATAATGGATAATGATTTATTTTATAATTCGGAAAATGCAGCAGTGCGTTCAGTAAATATACTTTAATATTATGAATACTTCTAAATTACAATGGTTAACTGATGACATAGCAACACAGGTACCACGTTGGATGCGTGAGTTTGATGGTGATTATGATAAATTTATAATATTTTTAGAATTATATTATGAATGGATGGCTCAAGAAGGAAATCCATTAGAAGTGTTATCTAATTTATTAAAGGATTCTGACATTGACAACGTTTCTAATAAATTTGCTGAATTATATATTTCTGAAATGGCACATGATATGCCAAAGGTTATTACTACTAATAATCTAATAGAAGAAACTAATGAAACTAATGTTGCTAAAAATAAATTTATTTCAAAAAATAAATTTTCTTCTTCTATATCATATTCTTCTGACAATTTTCTTGGGAATGGTATAGTTTCTGAGTATAATTTATCATATTATGAACCATCATATTACAATGATAAAGATTTTTTACAAAAAGTTGATGATATTACCGTATATGTT